GCTCAAGAAGCTGTTTACTTATATCAGAAACGCTGGAATCCTGACAATGGTGAAGCAATGGATGATGATAAAAGCGAAATGTCTTTACCAGCACTTGAAGCTGAGAAGGCACGTTACGACGCTCAAGCGGCAAGTGCGAAAGCACAGAGCGATGGCTTAAAAGCAATGATCGCAGATTATAAGAGTAAAGTTTAACACATAACACAATAACCGAAAGGGGTTAATAATGGCTGAAAAACAAAAAAAGCAGAAGCCGACATTTACCTTTGGTGATAAAGAATATATTATCGAGGATATGAGTGACGATCAAAGGGTAATAGCTGCAAAGGTTCTTAAATTCCAGGATCATGTAAATGATATTCAAAAAAAGTTACAAACTAATATGTTTCTTAAGGAACAGTTTATAGAAAATGAAAAAACCTTTCTCAGGAAATTGGAAGTTGGTAAAGCTGAATTGCAAAAAGCATTAGAACCAGCAGAAGAAACTATTATTGCTGATGAGGTTGCTGCATAATATGAAGTAAAATGAATGAAATAGCGGAAATGTATATGCAAATAGGGGCTGCTGGTGTGATCGCAGTCCTGTTTGCATTTATGATTATGAATCTTATTAAAAGTCAGAGAGAACAGACTGAATATTTAGAACAGATCATGAGAGATATAACAAAACTAGCTACAGAAATGAGTAATACTATGAGTATAGTGATAAAGTTAGTGGATAGAATGAATGTATCTGATTCTGCAAGTCAAAGACATAGAGAAGATATTGTCAAAGAATTGAATGATCTCAGTGATATTCTAATGGAGATCAAGGGTAATATTGCAAGGATAAATCACCGTTAATGGCAAGTAAATTAACAGTGTCAGAATACAGAGCAGAGAATACTGCAAGGCTTGTTAAGCTTGAAGAGAGACAGATAAGTATATTTAAAACATTGCAGCGAGTAGAAAAGAATATTGATAAGATTAACGGCCAGGTACAGGATAATAAGACCAATCTAACTAAGATAGGTACAATTGGTTCTATCTGTGTGTTTGTAATTCCTATAATTGTATCAGTAGTAATGAGATTGTTATAGTGAAGAAGAACGATGATCATCTTCAGCTACCTGTTACAAGTAAGCAAATATTAAGTTTCTTTATATCTGCTATTCCTGTTATTGCAGTAGGTGGATATTTGTATGCTGAGTTTGAAAACAGATTAGATAAGATTGAACAAGATAGATTAGAAGATAGGGCTCAGATAGAGGAACTTGTACAGAAGCATGAAAGGGAATCTGAACAAAGGTTTGAAGCAATGGAAGAACAGGTTAAATGGTATCAGAAAGAACTGGGCTTTAATTTGAATCCTTTCAGTAGAAAAAAGAAAAAATAAGGAGTTATTATGGAATGGTTAAGTTTAGAAAACGCCGCTTATCTGATGGCGATTATCTTAGGTGCAATGGCTACTATGGTAGCTACCAAGTACCGTATTATCCTTAAGGAGATGAAAGAAGCAGCTGCCAAGTATCATGAAGCAGCTAAGGATGGTAAGATTACTAAAGATGAACAGCAAGCTATTGCAAAAGAGTGTATGGACGTTCTTATGGCAGCAGTTAAACTTGTCTGGAAATTCTAATTGATTGCTATTATCATGAATTCTGAGATTATAAAGCATGTATTAAGACGAGAAGGTGGTGACAAGATCACCCGTGATCCAGATGATCCAGGTGGTCTTACTAAGTTTGGAATATCAAAACGATCACATCCAGACATTGATATTGAGAATCTAACAGAGGATGATGCTGTTCTTATATATCTGGAAAAGTATTGGAAACCATCTAGAGCTTCTGAACTTTCACTTCAATTGCAGGATATGTATTTTGATATGGTAGTTAACTTTGGTCAGCGTAGGGCAGTTAGAATTCTACAGGAAGCATGCAATAGTAAGTCTAAAAGCAATGGTCTTGTTGTAGATGGGAGGATTGGCCCTAAAACCTTAAAAGCAGCCAGAACTCTTGAGAAGGACAGGCTTTTAGCTTTTAGGGTATTGCATTATTCAAAGATAGTCTTGAAGAAAAACAGTTTAATGAAATATTATTATGGTTGGATCCGTAGGTCAATATCAATTTAGTCCTGATTACTGGGTAACAACTGTTAGCTGGGATTGGATTGAGGTAGTTTATGCCTAAGCAGCTGTTAAAAATTGAGCAGTTTCATGGTGGTTTAAATACTAATGCAGACCCTCGTGATCTTCCTGTAAATGAACTTTCAGGGGCTACAGATGTAATGGTAGATGAGCTTGGTAAAATTAGATTCATGGGAGGTGGAGCTTCACATGGCACTATAGATGCTCGAGGGAATCAAATTAATCCTGGTTATGGATTATTTCAATTTAGTAGTGATAGACTTGCAGCTGGAATGGGGGGGCTAGAGCATTTAAATAATAGAGGTTCTTTTGATGGTAATTGGGATTTTACAAATGACATTTCTGGTGATGCTACTGATGCCTCATATGTACATTCAGCTGGAAATGGTTTAATGACTCAAACTGCTGCTAATCGTGTTTATAAAGGGATTGCTAATACTGGATATGCATTTACATATACAGTTTCTGGTGTAACTGATAGTGGTAATATTAGTCAATTTCGTATTCAAGGTGGTGGAAGTAATTTTGCATCAGCAGCAACTAATTTAACAGCAACTAATGGAACTCATACTACTACTTTTACATCACACGCTACTGATACAGATCAGCCTTTTACTATAAGATGTGCAGGATCAGGCTCTGCTGCACTCAATATTGATAATGTTTCACTTAAGGTATTTGATGCTCCTGAAACTGGTGATGATTATCTTGCATTTTCTGAACCTGATACTGCTGGAACTGTAGATATTTATAGTCTAAGTAATGATTGGTCAGGTGCAGATATATGGTTAAGCCCTATAACTGGTATGACTGATAATACTTCTGGTATACGAAAAGATGTTTTTTATTATGCTGATGGAGCATTAAGGATAGCAGATGCAGATTTTGGTAATGCTAATGAACCTGTATGGTATGGATATGTAGACAGGCATTTCTTTGGTGATGGTACTACTGGATATGATGAGGATGGTTATTCTCAAGGTAAAAAGATTAGTACATGGTTTAAGGATGATATGGCTCCCAAGGCATTGCCTATAAAGTCGTTTATGGGGGCTATAGCAGGTGCTACACCTGATATTAGCAGTCCTATATCTATTGATTTGGATCCTACGGGTGATTATCAAAATGTATCAGGAAGTGGTATAATACAAGATGAGACTAACGTTATACAAACTTTTGTTACTTTTTCAGCTTCTACACCTAATGTAACTGCAGTTTCTCATACAACTCCTGGTTTTAGCAGATTTTGCAGTATAGGAGATAAGATTAATATAACTGATTCTCTTGGCTCTGGAGAGAATGATCAAATATTTACAGTAGCAGATGTTCCTGAATATGGGACTGATCCTGATCCTAATACAATGGATTTTGAGGAAACTGTTGCTGCAAGAGTTAATGATTATGTTTATATGACTAACTTATCAAAGAGCGCATGGTTTGATCCTGTTAATACTGGCTGGCAGGTAGCAGTATCTACTCTTTATGATGACAGTAAGCAAGAATCTGCTTTAGATGTTTCAAGTACAACATTACAACCCCATGACAGTGGTAGTAATAATGAGATTATTGCTACTTCAACAGGATATAAAAAGATTAGGATTGATGCTCATGTGTTTGCTGGTGATGGACATACTACTGGACTTGCAGTGATTAATTCCAGGGTTTCTGGATTTAAGATATATATGCGTAGAGAAAATACATCTACATGGTATTTACAAGCAGAGATAGATATGACTAAAGGAAATAAATGGTTTGGCAGGGGTGATTGGGAAATGTGGGCAGATGGTGATGAATTGACTGATTGTGCTCATGCTGATGGAGAATATCTTGAATTTCCCAGAGAAGTAGAGACTTATGAGAGTGAAACTGGATATGATTCTTCTCTCACTACTGTTGGTTTTGATGGAACAGCAGCTGGATTTAAGACTGCAGTGGTTGCAAATAATATTGCTTATGTTGGAAATGTAAGAATGAAGGATTGGAAAGGTAAGGGTGCTGAAGGGTACAGAACTCATGGAGATGCAATATTAAAGTCTGTTGTCGGAAAATTTGATTCTTTTGTATTAGAGAGGCGAATTGAAACCTCTAAAAGTGATGGTGATTCTATAGTTAAACTTGAAGAGTATGCAGATAGATTGCTTGAGTTTAAAAAGAATAAGATGAGTTTAATTAATATATCTCAAGAGTTAGAATTCTTAGAAGATGTTTTTATGCATAAGGGTGTTACACATCCATCAGCTGTATGTAAAACAGATTATGGTGTAGCATGGGTTAATAGTCTTGGTTGTTATTTCTATGATGGGCAGAAAGTTGATAATTTACTTGAGAAAGACGGTAGGCAGATAATAAAACTATCTGATTGGACAACTTTTGCAGCTAATGCCCCTATGATTGGATATATACCAAAGAAAAGACAGTTACTTGTTGTAGATGATAATTTTACTGATGGTGACGGCTCTACTTTTTTATATGATATGGTTACACGGTCTTGGGTTCAAGGAGCTGCAGCTACTATTGCTGATCAGGCTAAAACAAATTTTGTTACTGATTGGAATAATGATTTAATGTGGACAGATACATCTGATACAGGTAACTCATTTATATGGGATGATGCTGCAGATGTTAGTTCAAAAATTAATATAACCACTAAAGATATAGATTTTGGACAACCAGGGCAGTTAAAAAATGTGTATAAAGTTTATTTAACATTTAGGGGAAATGCTACTCATGTACAGGTACAATATGGTAAGGATGGACTTGCCCCTGCTTTGAATTTTTTTCCAATTACAAGTGGCACTGATGGATCAAGCACTGGTACTGGAGCTGCTGCTAAATGTATAGCCTATGATGCTGGGACTACTGATTGGCTTAAAGCTGAATTAAAACCTGGAGCTGCTATTACTAATATTAATAGTTTTAGATTAAAAATAAGTGGTGACGCTTCTAATGCTATTGCAGCAGATTTTGAAATCAATGATATATCAATAGTTTATAGATTAAAGGGAATGAGATAATTATGGCAATGTCAAGAGAAGAAAGAATTGCCAGAAAAATACAGCATACGAAGCAAGAAAGACTTCAGATATCTGAAGGAGTTCCTTCTGTCAATGAACTTAGAACTGGTGTTCCAGTAGTAAGGGCAACTACAGAGGGCTTGGTAGAATATACGAAATATAATAATGCTCTCTATAAGAAGGTATTAGATAGAGCTGATATTGCTAGAACTAGGACTATAACTACTGATAAAGAAGTAGATATACTTCCTATATTTCAAGTATATGTTGGTAGTACTCAAAGTAATATGGCAGTAGGTAGTGAAGTAGATTTACAATTTAATACAGTATCTATAGATACAATATCAGGCTATACTACTAGTACTTATCTTTATACTATATCTGCTAGTGGTATTTATTATTTATATTACAATGTAACAATGAGTAATTTTGATTCAGGTATGACAGCTGGGCAGATACAAATGAAAGATGGTGATGGAAACTATTTTGCTATTTGTAGATTAGATGATAAAGAATTTACTGCTGATTCTGCTTATGTAAGTAGAAATGCAAATGCTATCGTAAACTTTAGCGTAGGTGATACAGTAAAAGTTACATATTATCAAACTGGTGGTGATGCTATAGCTGATATAATACAAAATACTAGCAGCACTGCTGGTGCTGAATCTATTTTTGGTGGTTATATGATTACAGATGTAAAATCTAGTAGAGCTGCAGGTTCAGCTGCTGCGGAAGGAAGTGGTGGTAATGGACATGCCGCTTCATAATATAATAGGAGAGAATTATGGCATACGGCGCAGGTAGGTCAAGATTAATAGCAGCAAAGGGTAAAGAAAAAGCCTTTGAAGCAAGAAAATATGATGAAGAGTTAGTTGTAGCTGAGGAAGCTGCTAGGAGAGAATCTGAAGGGAAGACTTTATCTTCTGCTGTTGGTTCAGGTTTTGGGCTTTTATGGGGTCTTTATACAGGAAATCCATATAAAGGCTATCTAGCTGGACGTGAAGGAGGAACGTGGCTTCATAATTTGTTTTCAGGTTATGATCCAGGGGATTATGCTTTAAGTACTGATATGGGTAGGTTTAATGTAACTCAGGATATAGATATAAGAGACGTTAATAGACAATTTGAAGAAGCACATAAGGCTGAATTTTGGAAAGATGTGGCTGGTACAGGAAAAGCTGTAGGTACTCTTGCATATTTAGGAAGTGATCTAGGAAAGATGTTTACTGGTAGTGAAATACTAGAAAAAGGTACAAATGTTTCGGGCTTTTCGCCCAGGAATCTTTATGGAGGCGAACCTGGAGATTTTTATCGAATTGGTCGTGGTAAGTCTATGCTCGTTGGTACTGATTTAGCTTAAATATGAAAGATTTAAAATAAGAATATAGATTATGCCAACATGTAGTGAAACATATGGCCCAAATTGGGTAGGTGAATATCCTAATTGCAGGTATGAATCCTCTACTCCTCCTGGTACAGGACAAGAGCAGACTTCTTTCACAGGTACTGTGGGGTCTCTTGGTTATGGTGATATACTTGCAGGAAGTAGTTGGGAAGATGACTGGCAACAATTCTTTGATCCATATGATCCTAGAAGAGAAGAGATGGCTGAACGACATGCTGATATTGATATTGGTCAGCTTGGAGCTGCTTGGGGTTTACAGGAAGAACAATTAGGAGAAGCTTGGGGCTTAAGAGGAGCCCAACTTGGAGAAACATTAGATCTTGGTAGAGAACAGCTAGGTGAGTCTTGGAGATTACAAGAAAGAGGTCTAGGTGAACAATGGGAAGGACAAAGAGGAGAGTTAGGTGCTGAAGCACGTAGAGGTTATCAAGATGTAACACGAATGGGAGAACAAATGTTAACTAGAGGTCGTGGGTTGACATTTGGAGGGCAAAGACAAAGACAAGCTGAAGAAGAAGTTTCTGGAGCGTATGCAAGATCTTTTGGATTAGGACAATCAGCATATGAACAAGCTCTAGCAGCAGGTCAATCTCGTTATCAACAGGGTTTAGAAGCTCAGACATTAGGTTATGAACAAGCTATGGAAACTGGACAGATGGGGTATGAACAAGCTTTAGAAACAGGTCAATTAGCATTACAGCAGGGTACAACAGATATTTATCAAGGTTTGGAATCTGATATATTTGGGCAAAGAGAAAGTTGGGAGGAGCAAAACCGAGCTACATTGAATGTTCTTCTTGGTTCAGGTATATGGTCAGGTGATGATGATTATACTCCTCCTCCAGGTTGGACTGATCCTAATACAGGAACAGTTACTTGTTGTGATGGTACTGAACAGCCAGCAGCATATATGTGTGGCTATGGTAATCAACCTGCAGATTGCTATGGAGGTAAAACTTCAACGGGAGGAGATACAGGAACTGGCACAGGCACAGGTACAGGCACAGGTACAGGCACTGGTTCGGGGACAGGTACAGGCACTGGTAGTTTAGTAACAGGTACACAAAATATGGGCCAAGTTATGGGTGCAAGAAGATATGGTTAAAGAAGATGAATAAGGGATTAGGAGATACAGTATCTAATGTCATTAAGAAAGTTTCTGGTGGCAAGATAAAAGAATGTGGTGGCTGCAGTAAGAGACGTGACTGGCTTAATGAAAAGGTATCATATAGGCGTAATGCTTTAGATGCAATTGATAAGATACAGAGTAATAAATAATGGCTTTTAGACAACCAAGAATATATTCATCAGCAGATGCATTCCGTGATGCTACAGATCATGCACTAAAGCTGGCTCTTGCTACTATTGGTGATAAAACAACTGAAGAAACAAATAGAGTAAACCTAGCTATTAAGAGATTAAACTCTCTGGAAAGCCAAAGAAATACGATTCAAGTTGCTTGGCTGGAGAAACAAGCTCAGATAGCTGGTTATATAGGAGAATCTGATAGCTTACAAGATATATATAAAACTGGTAAAGAAGGAAAATTAGGGAGTAGTGTAGAAGATATAACAGCTGATTTATATACGGAGCCTTTCAAATACCATACGCAAGCTATGCAAGTCACACAAAATCAGATTGATGTGCTTGGCCCTGCTATGGCTAGTTCAATAGATAAGTTAGCAAAGCTATCCCAGGCACAGGACTTTATTACTAAAGGCATAGGTGCTACTTTTAAAACTGGAGCAACAGAAGAAGAAATAGCAGAGTGGGGGCCTGAAGATCTTAGTCAAGCTGCATTCAGAGGAAAGTTTTATCCTGATTTGAAAGAGGGCGAAGAGATACCTAAAGAACTGGAGGTTTTCTTTCAAAGACATCAACCTGACCCAATAACTATTGCAGGTTTAGAAACTAAAAGAAAGAGGGAAGATTGGGAAATAGAACAAAGAGAGATAACAAGAGCAGGTGAACAAAGAGCTATAGATACTGCTCTTATGGCTAAAGAGCGACATGCTATTGAAACAGGCAAGCAGAGACATCCTGGTGATGTAGAAACAAATAAGAGTTTAGCAAGAATGAATATTTATAATCCTATGATTGAAGAATCTATGACTGGAATGCTGTCTGCTTCTTTTGGATATGCAAATATGCTTTCTGGTCAGAAAGAACAAAAGCCAGACCTTATAGAAAAAGGTCAAACAGTTTTTGATGCTGAAGCATTTAGGATAGGATTGATTTTTAATCCAGCTCCTGCTGGTGATTTAGGTATAGATCCACAAACGATACGAAACATGAGTTCAATTGAGTTTCAAGATAGATATGAAGAACTTTTAGGTAAAAAAGCTAATGATCCTAAAAGAATACGGGCTATACAAATAAAACAATTGGGAGAAGAAATATATCATGAAAATAAGCCTACTAGAATGTCAGATCCTCTTCAGGTTAAAAGAGGACTAGAGGTACCTGCTTATAATGATAGGGATGAATTAATAGCTCAAGCATATAAAAGATTTAGTGATGTTAAGAAGGTTAGTTCAACTGCAGCTGGTAAATATGCTGATGACATTAAATATATTCTTGGTGTAGATCTTCGACATGAAGGCACTGTTCGAGGTATATTAAAAGAATACTTTAGGACAAATTATCTTGAAAGTGCTATTGGTTATGAAGGTGGATATGATACTATTTTAGAAAAAAATCTTACCGTGTATCAAAAAGACCTTGCAGGTGATTTTATGGATCTAGTTAAACGTAATTATAATTATGATATAGTTGAAGATAGGTGGATTGATGGATGGCAAAGACTTGCTGATGGAACAATGGTACCACAATATGAATAAGGAAGAACTTAAAAAGATACAGGCAAGTTGGAAGTTAAGGCAGGTTGAAAGAGATTCTATTCTAGCTTCACAAAAAATTAATCTTCCAGGTGATTCTGTGGAAGTTAAGCCTCCATATGAAGGTTTACCCGCTTTTTCTGATATGCCAAAAATACCTGGTATAGGAGAAGGTAGTATTCTTGATCTTTTTGGAAAAGGTATTATGTACTCAGGTCAGGCTGAACAAGCACGATCTCAAGCAGCTATAGAAGCTGGTAAGGTTGCAGTAGAAGCAGTCGAACCTGTGGTAGAACCTTTAGTTTCAGGAGTACGGTCTCTTACAGCTGATATGCTGACTGGGGATTATCAAAGATCAGTTATAGCTGGCGCAGTTGGTGCTCCAGTAGATATGGCTAACTCACTTCTTTCTTTGTTAGGCATTGAAATGACTTATAGTGATAAGCCTTTTATGGGATCAAAACACATTAAAGAATCTTTAGATTATCTGTCTGGCTCTCCTTATTCTACCAGATTTATGGTAAAATAAATTATGAGCAATGGACTTTATACGTCTCCCGTAGAAGAAGATGAGAATAAAAGGTATCTAGAACAGTTAAGACAACTAGAGCTTGGTAAGGGTATGGATCCCATCTATGATGAGGATGATAGTAGTTGGCTTACAGATTTTACAGGTAATCTTTTATGGGGGGGAACATCTGCTGCTACTTGGGGTGCTTTTGATGTAGCAGCACTCACTGAACTTGGAAAAGGTGGAAGATCAGCCCTTTCTCTAGGTACCTACAGGCCATGGGAGGAACAAACAGGAGCAGGTAAGGCTGGGTTTATACTTGGACAGGGTGTGGGAATGTTTGCCACATTTAGCTGGACTGGTAAAGCATTAGGATTATTAAGTAGTGCTTTTACAAAGAAATTTCCTACAGGTAGGGTTGCTACACATATAGCAAAAAAAGCAGGTACTGAAGCTGTAGAAAAGTTTGGTGAGAAAAAAGGCATTGAGTCTTTAGCAAAATATGGGGACAAATTATTAAAAGGTGAAGTAGGTGACTTAGCAATGGAGGGTCTGGAAAGAGGAACCCTTGAAGCTATGAGAGAGGCTACTAAAATAGTCAGGTCTCCTGGATATAAAAGACTTTGGAAGTTTAATCAAGAAGCTTATACACATGCAGTAGATGATATGAGTCGTAAGCTGCTTAGTGAAATGCCTGATATGGGGGCTGAGTCTGCATTAAAACTATCAGATAACTTAATATCCTCTGCCATGAAATATTCTACACATCAATTCCATAATTATATGGATGCTGTTGTAGGGTTGGGTGCTCAAGCAGCCGCTAAGAGACCAGGATCTATAGCAAGAGGGTCTCAGTGGACATTAACTGGTAAGACAGGTAGAACACTATCTGCAATGTCGACTGATGCAGTGTTGGGATTTACGCATCATCTGGCTCAAGCTGCTATTGAAAATGTGACTCATAAAACTGGAGAAATACTGGGGGGTGAATTTGATGCTAAAGAGTTAAAGCATTTAGAAAATTTGAATTCAGGTCTTATGGATGTACTTATTCATTCTGGTCAATCTGGATTGTGGATGTCTTTAATTGCTCCTACCAGATTTATTAAAGGTGGTAGAACTACCAAGCTTCATAAGGAAGCAATGGCTGGATTAAATACTTTAAGAAAAGCATGGAAACCTGCAGATAGAATGGCAGGTCATCAAGCAAGAACTACATTACAGTTTATAGATGATGTATCTGAGGGTTCTTTGAAGAAAACCATCTTGTCCAAGGAATTAGCTGGAAGGGAAATTGAAAATCTTACCAGAGATGAAGCTGTTTCTATGCTAAAGAATGTAAGGAAGGGTTTTTCTCGTGAGTGGCTGAGTTATATGGGTAAGGAAATAAAGGAAGATCTCACAGGATCTGCAGGTAGAATGATAGCAGGTGCATTGGCTATGAACCTTCCAGCTATAAAACAATATTATGATGAAACTGGTAAGTTTGATCCTGTAGGAGCTCTTGGTGCTGATCCGTCAGAAATAGTGTCTAATATGATTGTTGGGATGTTGTTTGCAAAGAGTGGCAGAACTTTTGGGGAAGGTGGTACCAGTAGAAAGCAGTCAAGACTTTTTGAAACAGGAGAAATGAAGCAGTATTACACTGCTAATGTTAAGAAGATACAATCTATCAGAGCTGGTCTTGAAGTGATGGGATATAAATCATCTGGTGAAGGTTTAAATATTAATAATGCTGCTACAGAACTCTTTGGTCGTTACTTAGTTAATACTGGTGATTATAAGATAGTAGATGATATTCTTAGAGATAAATTTGTTATAGCTGAGGACTCTCCCGTAATAGAAGGAGCAAAGCCCCTGAATGAAGCTTATGAATCAGTTGTTAATGTAGTAGCTGATCCTGTAGCAAAAGGAAAATTAGATATTGCGATGAAAGTTATTGCTCATTATGACAATAACTCTACTGATATCGGAAATGTAATGAAGCATGTTACTCCTGATGAAGCTGTAGATATTGTAAAAAGAATAAATGAGATACCTGGGATAAGAGAGAACCAGGCTTTTCCTGAAATTTGGCTGAGAAAGGTTGAACTTCAGGCTGGATGGACTGCAAATGAAAAGTTTTATGACTTACAGCTTGGCAGTGCGATAGGATTTTATGAGTCTATTGGAGTAACAAATTATTCATATGATCCCAGTACTAGTATTCTGAGAGTTCCAGAAGTTAATCTTCAAAGATTGTTAGGCTCAAGGCCATCTGAGACACTGAATGATTTCAAAGTCACTCATGAAAAGTTTCTTGAAGAAGGACAGAAGAATGGTAAGGTTATTATTGAGGGTAGACTAGCAAGGGAGAAACCAGCTCTAGGAGACCAACAATTAAAGGCTTTGGAAACTTCATATGAGGGTTATGTTGCATTGATGAATGAAAGTTCATACGGCAGAGATTCTATGATGTTTGATAAAGGTATCATGCACGATAATAATATGTGGATAGCTTACAATGTCACAAATGCTGATATAGATATAAATAATACTCTTCGCATGTTTACTGACGTTAAAAGAGACAGGATATTTACAAACTTAGCTAAAGAAGATGTTGAGTTTCTACAAAGACAGATAGATAGTATGCAGTTAAACAGAAGTAGAGTGCCTGAGCTATCAGATAAAGATGTTATACAAACTAAAGCAGACCAACAAAGGTTTGATGATCTTACAAAGTTTTATGCCAGAGTACAGAATGTTTATAATGTATTAACTGGCAACAAAAATTTAAATGTATCTACTGACAAAGCTATTACTATGGATGCAATTGCAGGTGCAAAGGATAATATGACCAATAAGTTGGGTGATGTTTTTATGAATGATGCTGTGTATGAAAGATTATTAAACCAATCTGTAAATCATATGGTTAATACTCTTGATATACAGAGTCTTGGTAGAAATCAGCAGCTGAAGCATAGTTTACTAGTTATGATGAATGGTGGAGTGGGAACTAGTGGTACTAGTGTTGGTGATTTAAACAAGTATGGTGGGCTGGTTGTAAGAAGAGAAAACCAGATACAAATACCAGATACAAATACATTATTTAGAATTTTAAAATCATCTCCAGAATTACAGAAAGAGAATTTAGATAGTCTAAGAGAATATTATTCTGATTTTCAAGAAGGTATCTCAGCTGCATCAGGCCCTATAAATATTACTAAAGATGCTACCGCAATTACTGAGTTAATTACAAGTGTTGGCGGAGCTTCTAATGCAAGAGGTATACTGAATATAGCTAGGATCTTTTCACAAGTGGGCCATATTAAGGATTTGCATAATGGATATGAAAGTCTGACAGACTATATGAATAAGATAAAAAATGATTCTGACTTATATGTTGAAAACTATACAGCAATGTCTGATTTTGATGCATCCATTAGTGGAAGTCTTAGAGAACTTGTTCATCAGATGGGAACATTAAGATCAAACATAAAACATCTTATTGATACTCGTGACTATCAAGCACTTATAGATATTAAGCTTGAGGAGAATTCTTCTCTTATGCAAAGTCTTGAAAGATTTAAAAATAGGGATTTGATAGATGTTATTGATAAAGATACAGGAGATATAGTTAGTACAAAGTATAAACAAGAGTTGGTTGATGTAATAGCAAGAACAAAAGAGCTTTTAGGTAACAATGTTCTTAACGAAGAGAATATTTCTTCTTATGTAAATGAGCAAATTGCAAAAAGTGAGTATGATATATATACAAGGGAACATACTTTAAGAATGAATACTACTCCTCAAAGATTTGAATCGGATTATGGAGTTCCTACAGCGCAACAAGAAATTATTATAGACAATGCTTTAGGTGGTAAGAATGTTCGTTCAGCTCAAGTTACCAATGAAAAAATTCTAAATTCAGTTAGAGAGCTATATCGTGAGGCAGTACAAAGACAGCTTGAGATATTTCAAGATACAGGAAGAGTAACTGAAAGATTAACTGATGAACAGTTATATAATGATGCTTGGCAGCTTACATCTGCTAAAGCTTTTTCTGGTAAAGTTAAGAGAGTTAAATATATTGGAGGTTATGATGGTGGTATTCTTGTATCTAGTGAAGTTGGATATCCAGTACAAAGTCAACGTGATGGAAGAGGAGTCACAGGATTAAAGAATATTTTATTTGAGGGTGGAGAAGGTTGGTATGTTCTTCAGCCTGATATGAAATTTCTTATGGAGGGGCAAGCTGTCGCAAAAGATCTTGTTATACTTGATAAAAATGTGATGTCTGCTATAGATAGTCAAATAGAAAACGGAATAGGTATAGATTCTAAAACTGTAAGAAATGAATACCATAAACAGACGTTGGAAAAAAGTTTAGTGGAAGAAATCACTGCAACCAAGGTTCCAATGATAAGAGTTATTTTGAATGATAGGACGCAGTTAGCTGTAAGTAAGGATCTTGCTCAAAGATCTATAAGTAGAGCATATAGTGAGGGAGGAGCATTATCCATGCTTGTCAGAACAATATATGGTGATGGCAATCAACGTGCAGCAGATACTTTTTTAGAGAGATTTAGAACACCTAACATGAGTGTTGATGTGTTAAAAGAAGGTATAAATGAGGCTTGGAATATTTTAAATCAACCTTCTTTACTTATACCTGGTGAAAGAAGCAGGCTGGATAGAGAAATAGAACTTGACTATATGAAAAGAAGAAAGCTTGCAGATATATCTAAGGGTAAGATTTTAAATAGCAGGTATCGTGAAGCATTAACTGAGTTTTATGAGTTTGTTAGTCAAGAAACTAACAGTCCTTTAGCTAGAGCATTAGCAGATTCTTATGCTGAGATGAGAGGTGAGGACGGAAGAAATATACCGATGAGAAGTTTATCTATAAATGATAGTGGAGACCAGCTATCTGTCATAAGCAGGTTCAGAAGAAGACTAGAAATGTATGACGAAGATATGATGGCAGGTATAGATAGAAATCAAGTAGAAACTTTTATAGAAGGTATGAGTAAAGAAGCAACTGATTCTCCTACATTTTTAACTAAAGGATCTTTCTTAAGGTTTCTCGGTACATTTGCTCCAAGCAGAGATCTTATTCAGTTTAATGAATTGAATGAGGTTATTGGATTTAATGTAGGTGCAATGAAACCTAAAGGTGTTGATGTTTTTGTGGGGGAAGATGGCAGTGTGAGAGTTTCCTACGACAAGTCAGCATTTTTTTACAGTCCTAAAATAGGTGAAACTCTTGAAGCAGCAGGTTTGGATGAGGTTAAATTTAGATCAGGCAATAAAATAAATGTATCAAGGACAGGTACTGGAGAATTAACTGAAAATTATGTTGATCCTGTTACACGTAGAGCTGAAGTTGAAGCTCGTAGTATAGAAGAGATAGTTGAATGGACAATAGAAGCATCTCAGGATAGAGTACAAGAAATACCTTGGGCAAGTTATGATCTTACTCAAGCATCTGTTCCGCATTCAGGAACTGTTGGTGCTAATACAGGGGTGCATTATTCTAACAGGAGTGGTTTAAATGATTGGACTCAGATTGCTAGGCGTACAAATGAGTTTAATGAATTGTTGTCAAGGGTACAGGATTCACCTGAAGCTCTTACTAATATAGGAAGAAGTTTATCAGAGTCGTCAAGAGCTGAAGGAGATCTAAATCCAACCAGGACAGCTCTGGATTCTTTTCTTGACAGTCAGGGACTAGTTGTAAGTGATTGGATGGGAGATTTAATAGTTGATAATCTATTCAACAGGTATTTTCAAGGTTCTAAAATTGCTTCAAGAGAAGTTAGAGGTTCTTCTTATAGTCCTATGGCTCCATTTCTTGCAGATCAAAATGTGGACTTACCATTAATTTATACTGATACGGATAATATAGGTAGGCAAAGGATATATGGCGGCTTTGGGATCAACAGTGAAATAGCAGAGATGCCTTTTAAGGCTCTAGGAAGGTCTACCTTGACAGAAACTACTCCTAATGGTGACCATAACAAGCTTGTGACTGGATTCTTCATAGGAAGACACAATTTTCACAATCCTGCAGTTGGAAGAGTTAGTAAATCAGAATTTGTTATTATACCAAATGAGAAAAAAGGTTTTACTGCTATGGTAGAGGGAATGGAGCTACAAAAAGATGGAACTTTTGTAGA